AAGGTTTTACAGGAGAATCTCTTACAAATTTTGAAATTAAGTTAACTGTACCATCTATAATATTTGAACAAGAGAAAATAGCTCTACTTAAAGAGAAAGTAGATTTAGCTGCTCAAATGAAAGATAGTAAGATGTTTTCTTCTGATTACATATATGAGAAGATATTTGATATGTCTGAAGACCAGTATCTTGAAGAAAGAGCATTAGTGAGAGAAGATAGTAAATCTAGCTTTAGAATCGCACAAATAGAAAACGAAGGTAATGATCCTGCAAAATCAGGAATGACTTACGGTACACCGCACGATTTAGCTTCTATGTACGGTAGACGATCAGTATCTACCCCAAAAGGAGGCTCACCAGGAGAAGTACCACAAGGCTATTCAGAAACCGAAACCGAACCAAAATGGGGTCAACCTGGACCAGAAGGAGGAAGACCTAAAGAAAAAGCATCCGTATACGGTACTACCGATAACCCAATAGGGGGAAGAGATCCGCTAGGTACTCATGGAATGCATGGAGGGTTTCCATCAGACAATGATAACGTAATGGAAAACCTTACTACTCAAGCGGTTTACCATAAAAACAAAGAGGCATTAAAGAATATTGTCTTTACTAAAGAAGTTAAAATTGAATCAGATCTCCTTAAAGAAGAGAACATTAGAGATTTAGGTAACTAAAGCATATTTATATATAGCAAACGTGTATAATGAAAATAAAACATTCAAAATTTCGTAATACAGGTCTTATTTTTGAATTGCTTGTGAAGCAAATAGCTGTAGACACTCTTAACGGTAGTGATTCTCCTGCAGTAGGAATTATAAAAAATTTCTATGCCAATAAATCTTCACTAGCTAAGGAATACAAACTATATGAATTTATAGTTAAAAATAAGAACGTATCACAATCTAGAGCTGAAGCAATAGTTTCAACTATTACTGAGGTGTCTAGAAAACTAGATTTAAAAACACTAAAGGTTCAAAAGTATGAACTTATTTCTGAAATAAAGAATAAGTATAATATTGAAGAATTTTTTGGTATGCAAGTTAGAGACTATAAACCTCTAGCTGCGCTATACTGTTTATTAGAAGCTCAGAATAATGATAATTTAATTAACCCTAAGGTTCTAATAGATAATAAAACTACAATATTAGAGCATCTGACCTCTGCACCTCAAAACGAGGAAGAAGTAAAGGATACATTAATTGAAGAATATTCTAAATACGATAAAGACCTTAAACTATTAACGTTTAAATTCCTATTAGAAAAGTTTAACGATAAGTATAGAAACTTACTTCCAGAACAAAAAAATATATTAAAAGAATTTATTACATCTGTCAACTCACAATCACGCTTGAGAACTTTAGTTAATGAAGAAATGAATAAAATTGCTTCCGCAGTTAGAAAGTTATCATCTAAAGTAAATGACGATGTAGTAAAAATAAAACTAACTGAAGTATCTAAATCTATTAAACCTTTAAGTAATAAAGATAAAATTAAAGATAGTCACTTAGTAAACTTAATGCAGTATTACGATTTAGTAAATGAGTTAAAAGCTCTGTAATGAAAAAATCAGAACTTACCTCATTAGTTAGAGAAGTATTAAAGGAACTAGATGAAGCAAACGCAACCAGCACAGGTGGTGCATCATTTACTCCCGGAGACGGAGCTCAGTATGCTACACCAAAAGCATTTGGTAAAGGTACTAAAGCAAAGAAAACATTAACTAAGCTTGGCTGGAAGAAACAAGAAAGACCAAAAAGGCCATCACATACAAAAGGATTTGATTACTTATAAGATATGAGAGCAGTAACAGCAACAGAAAAATATAGAGCAGTGAACGAAGGTTCTCTGTCTAAAAAAGAGTTTGTCCGTCAAATGAGACAGCAATACCCTATGTACATTTCACAGTTTAATGGATATAACGACACCGTTCAGATCCTTAAAAATAAAGCGATGTTATTTGAAGCTTCTAAACCTGCATTTGCAGAGGCAAAAGTTTATGATGATCGCCCAGCACTTACTTATTCACTTGATGCTCTAGACAGAGGTATTAGAATTGAGCTAGGAGTACTTAAATTAGACCCAGCATCTGCTAGTATATCTAGAGAAGCATTAGATACTGCAACTAGTAAAGCAAAAACTAACCTAGAGAAAGACTGTAACCACTACCTTAATTTAATGTCTGGTGAATCTAATAAAGTAGATAAGCATGATAGAGATGTTGAAGTAAAAAGAGGAGACAAAGCTACAGATGTATTTAACGGTCTTAAAAAGGCAACGTTAAAAGAAGAAATTGAAGGTAATCAAGATGGAGATGATGAAGAGTTATCACCAGAAGAGTTAGCAAATAAGCATGCTGGTTCTCCTATGAAAGGAAGAATGAAAGAAGATGAAGAAGAAGATGCTAAAAATGATGCAGACTACGAAGCAGGATGGCATGATGATCCCCGTAAAGACGAAACTATGACTGAAGATGCTAAAAAGCAACTTTTAGGTAAAGTAGTTGGAGCACTAAGAACTAAATACCCAGATATTACAGGAGGTGTACTTAAAAACTTTATTTTAACTCACGGCCAAGATCTATTAAATGGAGCTGATATTGAAGACGAGTTTGGAGAGTATATCTCTGTAAACTACGAAGGTCCTTCTGATATGAGTGAAGCTGAAGAAGGTATTGATATGTCCTCTAAAGACGGATATATATCTTTTATCGATAATGAAAATATTTTAACTAACTATACTCCAGAAGATGCAGAAGAAATGGCTAGAGAGTTAGCCATGACTCATCATGATGCAGGTCAAGATCAAGATAACTTTGTTAGGTCATTTATGGCTGCCTATAAAGAAGGTGGACACGACACACATGACCAAGTTCATGAAAAGCAAGGTAAAGATCATGACGGAGATGGAGACATCGATGGAGATGATTATATGGCATCTAAAGATAAGGCTATTAAAAAAGCTATGGGGAAAGATGAAGGCTATGCAATGAAAAGAATGCAACAAGCTCATCAACAAGCTTCTCAAGCAGGTGAAAAATCCGCCTACGATAAAAAAGATAAAGAAAAGGAAGATAAAGATAAACAGATTAAAGAAGCCATCAAATCTATTATTAGAAAGACATTAAATGAAGATAATTTAAATGAAGCAGCAACAGTTAAGTTAGCTGATTGGGCAGAATCTTATGAATCATTTCCCGGTGTTAAACCAGTGGTTAATGAATTAGAGAATATCGTAACAGAAATTGAATCTTTCTATGATAGAATGTCAGACAAAATTGGTAAGGTATTTGAAAAAACAGGAGCTTTTGAGAACGAAGAAGGACTGAAAATTGGAGGTTTTATTGCCCCTAGTTTAGAAGCAGCCTTTGGACGAGATCTAAGTAAGGTTATTAAGAAAGTATCCTTTTATGGTAAAATTAACCTACCTAAAGTTAGAACTATAACTCAAGCAGATATTGACTCAAACGCTACAGGTGAAACACCTTTAGGAGAAACTGAGAATACTTCAATGAGACCAAAGTCAACTTTATATACACCAAACTTTTAAGATATGGCACAATTATTAGTAGATGTTACACCATTTAAGTCAACCTTAAAAGAATCCAAAACTAAACCGGGTACTTTTGAAGTAGAAGGTATTATGCAACGAGCAACTGCAGAAAACCAAAATGGAAGAGTATACTCGAAAGAGATTCTCATGAGAGAGGCTAAGAAGTACACAGACGAGTTTGTCAATAACGGCAACGCCTTTGGAGAACTTGATCACCCTGAGTCTCCTGTAGTATCATTAAAGAATGCATCTCATATAGTTAAAGAGCTATACTGGAAGGGAGACGACCTAATGGGTAAGATTGAACTACTAAATACCCCAGCAGGTAATATAGTTAAAGAGATAGTTAAAGCAGGTCATACAATCGGTATCTCATCTAGGGGTACAGGTTCTGTAAATCAAACAAATGAAGGTACATTAGAAGTACAACCAGACTTTGAATTAGTCTGTTGGGACTTTGTATCTAATCCATCTACACATGGAGCCTTTATGAATCCTATTTCATTACAGGAAGGTAAAGAAAAACTTTCAAAGTATGCTGGAGTTAACAGCATTATCAACGATATACTAAGAGCATAAAATTTAAATAATACAATCATAAATAATTAATACAAAACAAAATGAGCAAATATACAGATTTTAATTTAAGAAGTTTTATCACAGAAGGTAAAAAATCGAAAGAAGATAACATGGACGAAGCAGGACCTGGATTCGATCACGACTGCGCAGCACATGTAGTACATGAAACATATGGATACGGTATCTGTTTAGACGGACAACACACTTTAGTAGAGACTGTAGAAGGAAAGCATGTAGTAACTCATTATGATATCTTCTTTAAAGAAGGTAACAAAACAGTGAAAAATGTTCCTGTAGAAGATTTAGACGTACTTAACGAAAGTAGTCACAAGCATTCTAAAAAGAAAAACGAATCAGACTTAGCAACAGAAGGTGAAACATTTGAAGTTTCTGAAGAAGATATCAATGAAGCTCCAGCAACCGATCTTTTAGACCTTATTGCTAATCCACAAGCACTTGCAATTGCAGCTACTTATGGAGCTGGTTTATTTGCAGCAGTAAAAGGAGGAATGTCAGCAATGGATTATTGTGAACGTAATGCGGATAACAAAATATGCAAACTGTGGAAAAGCTTTGGACAAGATTTTTCTGCTGCTAAAGATTCTGCTAGAAAAGGCAGAGGATACGAAGAAGGTGTAGCTGAAACAAAGCTTACAAAAGAAGAGACCTTTAAAAAGAAAATAAAAGGTATACTAGACTCCTAAAAATTTATGTATTATTTATAAAGACCCGACTTTTTGTCGGGTTTTTTGTTTTTATATATATTTATATAGGAATATACAAGCGAGTCTTGTATTAAAAATATATTAACACTCTATTACGATTCTCAATAATCGTACAATCACAAATTTTTTTAAAATGGCAAACAAAGATTTATTCAAGCAAGCTATTGCTGAAGCTAAATCTGTAAGAGAAGCCGCAATTGCAAACGCTAAAGATGCTTTAGAAGAGACTTTAACTCCTCACTTAAAAGATATGTTAGCTGCTAAACTTCAAGAGATGGAAGACAAAGACGTCGATGAAGAAGTAGTAAACGAAATCGAAGATGAAGTAGAAGAAGGATCTAAAGACGACAAAGACGAAGCAATTGATGAAAACCTTACAGAAGTAGAACCAGTTGGTGATGCTGACGAAGACGAGGCCGAGGATGATTCAGAAGAATCTGAAGACGAAGCTGAGGAAATCGAAGACGCTGGCGAAGAAGCCGGTGAAGAAGCCGTAAACGGTGACGAAGATCTAGGAGACCTAACTGTGGATCAGTTTAAAGGTATGATCAGAGACATTATAGCTCAGGAAATGGGCGGCGGCGAAGAAGAGATGGGTATGGATATGGATGGTGGTGACATCGAAGGTTTAGGTGACGAGCCTGAACTAGAGGAACCAGCAGACGATATGGAAGTACCAGGAGAAGACGAAGAGGAAATTGATCTCGACGAACTTCTTGCTGAACTAGAGGCTCATGTAGCTGAAGATAAAGATTTAGAAGAAGATGCTACTGCAAATTCTACTACTAATCAAGAATCTGCTAATCACTCAGCTGAAGGTACTCATATCAATAGAGTAGTCAACGAAGACGAATTGAAAGAAGCTTTAGATACTATCGAGCAACTTAAAAAAGATCTTCATGAAACTAACCTTCTTAACTCTAAACTTCTTTATGTTAACAAAATTTTTAAAGCTAATAATTTAAATGAAGCTCAAAAAGTTAACGTAATTGCTGCTTTCGACAAAGCCGAAACAGTAAAAGAAGTAAAATTAGTATTCGAAACTGTTTCTGAAAATGTTTTAGTAAACAATAAAGAACAGGTTTCGGAATCCAAAGTTAAAGGTATGGCTTCTAAAGCAACAGGAACAACAGCTTCTAAACCAGGAGTAATTAATGAAGTTTCTGATACAGTTAGAAGAATGCAAAAATTAGCTGGGATAATCAAATAATTTAAACAATAATTAAATTTCAAACATGGAAATTAACACACTATTAGAAAGTTCAAACAACTGGAAAAGCATGCAACATGATGCTAGTCGTTTGGCTGAAAAGTGGCAAGCTTCTGGTTTGTTAGAAGGTATTAAAGATGAAAAGTACGCCAACAACATGGCAATGATTCTTGAAAACCAAGCTAAACAAATCGTAGCTGAGGCTAACAACACAAATACAGGAGGAGGTTCTTTCTCTGCAGGCGCTGGAGAGCAGTGGGCTGGAGTAGCTTTACCATTAGTACGTAAAGTATTCGCTCAAATCGTTGCTCAAGATTTCGTATCTGTACAACCAATGAACTTACCATCTGGACTAGTATTCTATCTAGACTTCAAATATGGAGACACTAGAAACGGAAGAACTGACCAAGACAACATGTACGGTAACGTATCAACTGCAAATTCAAAAATCGCTGTTGACACTGACGTAGCAGGAGGTCTTTATGGAGCAGGTAACTTTGGTTACTCAATCAACTCTGCATCTGCAGCTGTTGAAGAAGCGGCTGGAGCAGCAACATCTGCATCTATCCAATTTCAGAATGGAATTAATCCATCTGATTACTATTCTATTACAAAAACTTTATCCGGAGCTGATATGCTAGGTGCTCGTGCATTTAGAATTTTATCTGCTTCTGCTGACGTTACTTTACCTCAATATACTACTGTAAGTGGTAACGATGTAACTTTTGTAATTGCTAAAACTGCAACTACTGTAGATAGTTCATTAACTGGATCTGTTGTATACCACAAACAACCAGTAGACAATGATAGAGGAGACTACGAAGCTGATTCAGCTAGAGCAGTCGATACTTCTATTTCTATTCCAGAAATTGATGTAAAACTAGCTAGTGAGGCAATTGTTGCTAAGACTAGAAAGTTAAAGGCTCAATGGACTCCAGAATTTGCACAAGATCTTAACGCATATCACTCAATCGATGCTGAAGCTGAATTGACTTCACTACTTAGTGAATACATTTCAATGGAAATCGACCTAGAGATTTTAGATATGTTGATTCTTGATGCAAGAACTACTGAAAAGTGGTCTGCAGAAAACAATAAAGTATGGGATGGATCAGCTTGGTCTACTTCAACTTCTGATTTCTACAATACTCAAGGACAGTGGTTCCAAACATTAGGAACTAAAATCCAAAAAGTATCTAACAAGATTCACCAGAAAACTTTAAGAGGTGGTGCAAACTTCCTAGTAGTTTCTCCTACTGTAGCAACAGTATTAGAATCTATTCCAGGATATGCTGCTGCAACTGATGGCGATCAAATGGACTTTAACATGGGAGTACAAAAAGTAGGAGCTTTAGCTAACCGCTTTAAAGTGTACAAAAACCCATATATGACTGAGAATACAATCCTAATGGGTTACAGAGGTTCACAATTCCTAGAAACAGGAGCTGTATATGCACCTTACGTACCATTAATGATGACTCCTCTAGTATACGATCCAGAAACCTTCACTCCAAGAAAAGGTTTAATGACTCGTTACGCTAAGAAGATGATCAGACCAGAATTCTACGGTAAAATCTTTATTTCTGATTTAAATCAAATCTAAGATAGACTTTAGAGTAATATTAAAGAGAGGCCTTCGGGCCTCTTTTTTTTTGTCTATTTATATATAAACTATATTTAGATGGCAAGTGTAACTATATGGGACGGCTCAGCAACATTCACTTCAGGAAGCTCAACTCCCTTCGGATTTTACGATAGCGATACTGAGTTTCAAACTGATGCTGTAAAAGTAGCAAAGTTCTGTGGAACCCGTTTAGGGTACCCACTAATGGATGTGGAATTACAAGACGGTAACTTCTTTGCATGCTTTGAAGAAGCTGTTACAACATTAGGGAATGAAGTATTTCAGTATAAAATTAGAGAAAATTACCTTTCTTTAGAAGGTTCTTCTAAAGCAATTAGTGCAAATAATAAATTAATAAACCCTTCTTTAGATAGAGTGGTTAATATAAGTAAAAATTACGGAACTGAAGCAGATGTAGGAGGTTTCGTAACTAGGTATACAGGTTCATTACAACTAAGTCAATCTATACAAGACTATGACCTAGACAAATGGGCAGTAGATGAAGGAATTACAGGCAGTATAGAGGTAAGAAGAGTCTTTTATGAGGCACCTCCAGCTATTTTAAGGTATTTTGACCCTTATGCCGGTACAGGTACAGGTGTACAGTCACTTATGGATGCATTCGACTTTGGATCTTATAGTCCTGGAGTTAACTTCTTACTAATGCCAGCATCCTTTGATATGTTGAAGGTTCAAGCTATTGAGTTTAACGATCAGATAAGAAGATCTACATATACCTTTGAAATGGTTAATAATAAATTAAAATTATTTCCTATTCCCAAGGAAAACCATAAATTAAGGTTTGAATACTATAAAGTTAACGATAAAAAAGCTGTATCCTTATTAGAAGGTAGTAGTTTAATAACTAATATAGCAGAAGTACCTTATACTAATCCTATGTACAGCGGTATTAACAGTGTAGGTAGACAATGGGCATTTAAGTATACTTTAGCATTAGCAAAAGAGCTACTTGCTTACATAAGAGGTAAATATCAAACAGTTCCAGTACCGGGAGCAGAAGCAACCCTTAATCAAGCTGATTTATTGACAGATTCAAGAGCTGAGAAGGAAGCCTTAATAATGGCTTTAAGAGAACAGCTAGATCAGACATCTAGACAAGCTCAATTAGAGAGAAAAGCAAATGAGGGTGAAAATTTAATGAAAACCTTAGGTAATGTACCTATGACAATATATATTGGATAATGAAGTTATCAAAAATAATACTAGACGAAGCAATTTATACACCGTACCGTGCAATGGTACAGGTAGTTAGTAGAGATACTAGTCCTTCTGTACTAGCTGACTTAATACGAGCGTTACCTGGTGTAACTACATGTACTATAGCAGGTTCTGACGCACCAACTAGTAAATATACGTTTAAAGTAAAAATAATCACTCAAAAACCAGCATCTGAAGCATTTACATCACTAAAGCAGAACGCTATGAGTAAGTATACAGAGATTAATGCTTTTAAAGTAGCAGATAAATCAGTAGAACGCATGAAACGCCCAGGGGAATACTAATATGCTATTTGGATCCAATAGAGACTTCGACTTACTCGTTAATATTAACAGAGAACTACTACAAGACATAGTAGAACAAGAGATTTTGTACCATAAACTAAGTTTAGAGGATACAGACGTTAATCTATACGGTGAAGCTTTACAAAAATCCTTCTGGAATGCTGTAAAACTTAATTGTTTAATAACTAGAGGTGACCAAGTCATCGACATACAAGAGTTTGGTCCTGATTTAGGCAGAGAAGCATCATTTGCTTTCTTAAGAGAGGATTTAAAAGATAGTTCAGTAATACCAGAGGTTGGAGACATAGTAGAATGGCATAATGACTTCTATGAAGTAGATACAGTTAAAGAAAACCAGTTATTTATGGGTAGAGATAATCAATATAACTTAAGTTCCTATGGAAGCGGGTTTGGATCTACTATATCTATTGTAGTTGACTGTCATTTAACAAGAGCAGACAAAGTAGGAATAACAGAAGTAAGATAATATGGCACAAAAACCTCTACTCCCTAAAAGTCAAGAGCAACTGGCACAAGATAGTATAACAACCTATACTAATCCCGATACTAACTCTACAATCAGCCCTAAAGAGGGTCTAGATCAGAGCACCAACAGAGGAAATCAAGTATCTATGCTTGATGATAATGTAGAAACCTATAAAGTAGGTATAAAAGAGATAGACTCAGCTATTCACTACTACTTTAATGAGGTACTTAGGCCCACTGTCTCACAGAACGGCAAACCAATCAATGTTCCACTGGTATATGGTTCACCTGAAAGGTGGTCAGCTATGCAGAAAGACGGTTATTACCGTGATAAGAATGGTAAGATGCAAGCACCTTTAATAGTGTTTAGAAGAGACAGCATAGAAAAGAATAGAGAACTTGGAAATAAGATGGATGCTAATAGCCCACACAACTTTGGTATATTCGAAAAGAAGTTTTCTAAGGATAATGTATACGATAGGTTTGGCTTACTAAATAATAGAAAGAAAGAAAGAGAATTATACGCAGTTGCAGTTCCAGATTATGTTAATATAGTCTATTCCTGTATAGTCTTTACTGATTATGTAGAACAAAATAATAAAATAGTAGAGGGTATAAACTTTGCATCTGATTCTTATTGGGGAAACCCATCTACTTTTAGATTTAGAGCAATGATTGATAACTATACCACTTCAGCTGAAATTGTACAGGGGAGTGACCGTACTATAAAGACAGAATTTCAAATAAACCTATTAGGACATATAGTTACTGACACATATAACGCACAATTAGTAAATACTAAGAAAGTATATTCTAAATCTAACATAAAAATTACTTCAGAAACTGTCAGTAAACTTTGATAGTATCGGCATATTTATAAGTAGTAGTTCCAAACAAAGGTTGTAACATTAATTTAATAAGGATAGATGACAAAATTTACAACTGAACTTTCCGGTTCGATAATATTTAATTCTGGTAGTTCTACAGCTGAATTACAGCCGTATTCCGGTGGTCTAAACATCTCTGGATCTGAATTATATATTAATGAAGTAGGTTTAGACACTCGTCTTAGTAATGTTGAATCAGGATTTGCAGGATCTGCTAGTTTAGGGCCGTTAAACACCTTTTCCGCATCAGCAAACCTAAGGGTAGGAGCATTAGAGTCTTCTTCCGCTGCATTAAACACTACTACTGGCTCCCTACTTACTGGTATATCTAGCTTAAGAGCAGTTACAGGGTCATATATTGTAACCTCTTCAGGTTTAATATCATCTTCAGCTCAAATTAGCTCATCTGGGTTTTTAACCTCAGCATCAGCAGCTAATTTAGGATTCGGAAGCGGAGGATCATCAGTCCCTGCCGGGACTATATCATCTTCTACCCAGATTGAAGGGCTCGGATTCGTTACTTCTAGTGATACAGCAGTAAGTGCATCACTTGCAACATCAGCTTCCTATATACTTGGTAGTAATATTGATGGAACAGTTGCCTCTTCAACACTTGCCTCCACAGCATCTTTTATAAACTCAACTTTTTTATCTGCCTCTATAGCAGCTTCTGGATTTGGTGATGCTAATCTACCAGCAGGAACAGTATCTTCATCAATACAGATAGAAGGCCTTGGATTTATTACATCTTCTAATGTTAACACAGCTAGCTTTGTACAGAATTCTGCTACTGCATCGTTTGTAACTAATTCTCAAACAGGTTCGTTTATAACTGCAGATCAAACAAGTTCTTTTGGAGCAACATCTACTGGTAGCTTAATTCAAGCAGCATCAGCTAGTAATAATATAATTACCTTTACAAAAGGTGATCAAACAACATTTAACTTAACAGTAGCTACAGGAAGTGGTGGAGGTGCTGTAACTTATGACGGGAACAGGATTATTTCACAACAATTACTACCGTCTTTATTTACATCATCATTTAACCCAGGAACATCAGGGAGTGTTCAAGAGTTCTTAAATGCAGTCTTTTACCCTAATACAGGACCGTCTTTCACTAGCGGTACTCAATTTAATATAGCAGAGTTTACTACTAGCGGCTCAATAATAACTACACTAACAGCTACAGACCCTGAAGGACAAGCATTAACTTTTGCTACACAAGCAGGATATACAGATAATTTAGTTAAAGTATCATCAACTGGTGTTGTAACCCTTAATACAGTACCTACAACAGCTAACTTTAACACAGTAAATAGAGGAGACGGTGAACTAGCACACCCAGTATTAGTGAAAGTAACAGATACATTTAATGATACTGATACAACTACACTTTATATTGATGTAACTGCTAATTCAGCACCAGTATTTAGACAAACCTCAATAGGAGGGTCTATTATTACTTCTTTTGCTACAAATAGAAACGAAAACCAAGGTACTCAAACTAATATAGGTAGAATATTCTTTACAGATACTAATAGTGATGCTATAACAATAACATCCCAGTCAGATAACACTCATTTTGAATTAGTAAAAGAATCTACATACGTTCAAATTAACCAGTTGACTAGTTCTCTTGATTATGAGACTACTCCAACATATACAATGAGTATAACAGCATCTGATGCACATTATGAAGCTGGACAAGATACAGATGCAAGTTCTTCTTTAACTATTACATTAAATGTTACAGATAACTTAGTACCTATAGTAAATAATCAGACACTTAGTAGTATAAACGAAAATAGTGCTAATGGAGCAGTTGTAGGTACAATTGCAGCATCAGATAATGAAAGTGACTCTATTACGTTTAGTAACTTTACTCTAAGCTCAGTAGAATTAGACGGTACACCAGTTTCAACAGGATCATATAGCGGTACTTCACAAGCATATGACCCACATGAAAATCCTTTTCAAATGGATTCAAGTGGAAATGTTACTAGAAAGGTAGGAGTATACCTAAATTCAGATATATTAAACAATTATAAGTATACAGTACAAGTTAGAGATAACTTTAATACATTATCATCACCTGCTACTATAACAATACCTATTGCAGATGATACACCAGCTACTTTAACAGATAATTGGTCAGCAGGACCTTATATTGTTGAATCAGATACAAGCAGCACGTCAGTTAAAAGTTCTGAGTATGGATCTACTACTGCAGATTATAATTCTAATCAATCAGGTACATTTACTTCGTCTAATGCTTCTTTAGCAATAGGGAGTTCAAATGGTAACCTTACCATATCTACTAATTTAAGCGGTTCAGTCACACAAAGTGGTGATACTATTGGTAGTACTATTACATTTACAAATACTTTTGGTACTACTACAACAGATAGTTTAACAGTATCGGTATTAGGTAACAGAGTTCCTACTGCATCATTTACTCCACAGTCATCTAAATTTAATACCAACTTAGGAGTTGCAGGAACAACCTTATTTTCAGGTAGTATATCTGATTTAGATGGAGATGTACCCTTTAGTGCTAGTCTAACTGGTACAAACGCAGGACTCTTTGAAATCGTTTACAACAATGCTGATTCTTCGTCTTTTGAAGTTAAAGCAATTAACGATCTACCATCAGGTAATTATGATATTACTGCTAGTGTGTTTGATAGCTATGCAGAATCTCAACAATCAGCTAATTCTGAAACAGCTTTAACTATTGTTCAAGCACCAATAGGTTCTTTAACTACAAACGGTACATTCTATATAATAGAAAGTGCTACCAGTGGATCAAATATAGTAATCGGCTCTAACGGTAGAACTGGAACTCAAGGAGATGTAGGAGTAACTTATTCACCTGATTATGGAACTGCAACAGTAGCTTCTTTTACATCATCTAATTCTCAAGTTAATATAACCCCAGCAGGAGCTTTATCAGTAGCATTTGATGTTAGTGGTAGCGGTACTGGATCTGGTGATACAATTTCTTCTAATATAACTTTTAGAGATCAATATAATAATATAGGTAGTGGAAGTATAAGTGTTAATGTAACAACTAATACCGCTCCTGACATCATATTCGCAGATACATCGGCTAATCATAATACAAACCTTGCAAGATCAGGAAGTATACTTGCAACCCTTACTTTTAGTGATACTGAAAGTGATACTATAAATTATGCAGGAGTAACCTTTGAAGGTACAGGCAGTCAGATTAATGCTATACAGGTAGGTACTAGTTGGAGAGTACAAGCAAAAGAAAATCTAAGTGCTTCTATTTACTCTTATACTGCTTCAGTACAAGATAACCATCAATTTAATATTAACTCAGAATCTGATACAGTAACTATAGCAGCAGCTGATAACGGAACACTTAACGGTGATACCTCAGTGTATATTATTGAATCAGCTATAAGTGGAAGTGTGTATAGAGATGCTACAGGGTATAATAATGGTAATACTGGACAAGTAGGAGTAAGTTACTCCCCTAGTTACGGAACACCAACAGTACAATCGTTTACATCTTCTAATGCAGCGATAGGAATTGACGCAAGCGGTAACCTATCACTAGGAGTAACATTGAGCGGCTCAGTAACACAAAGTGGAGATACTTTCTCTTCAACAATTACATTTAGAGATCAATACGATAACATAGGAAGCGGTTCCATAACTGCAACAGTATTTGGTAATCAATCACCATCTGCTAACTTTACAGGCACATCTAATTACGAATCAAATGCAGCAGTAAGTGGATCAACAGCAGGTACACTAGCAGTAACAGATACAGAAAGTAATTCACCCTTTAGTTTTACCTTAGCAGGCACAAACGGTGATAAATTTAACGTAGCAGGAACTTCTTCACCATTCACAATACAGCCAACAGGATCATTAATTGGAGGAACTTATACATTAGATATTACTATAACTGATAGTTATAATGAGAGTGTGACTCTAAGCAACGAATCAATATATGTAACTCAATCAGTAGATTATGGAAAAGTTTTCATATATAGTTCTACATTAGGTTCTGATTCTGGTTTAACTAATGCCTATACTAATGTAATGGGGATAGGAGGAGTAGATAGTAGTGTACCTCCTCAAGTTACTTCATTAACAGCAGCTTCTCAATCGCTTATGGCAGGTTTAATATCTGGCTCTATAGGTGACTCGACAATTAACCTCTCAGGAGGAGCAACAGCAACACTTCTAATAAGTGCAAGTGGAGCAGCAGATATAGATACTGTACTTTCTGATTCTATAGGAACTTTAAGTACTAGTATAGGAAATGGACAAGTAGTAATAGTATACCCATCAGGTTCAAGCATGGGAGTACCAACTTCTATCCAGCAGTCTTTTAATAGTACTGCAGGAGGAGTAGTACCAGCATTCAATGTAGACGGAAACGGGTACGGAATTGAAGGAGCAAAATTACATTCTATAGTATTAACTTCAACTTATCTTGGATTTGATGAATGGTTTGTAGTAGGTAGAACGACTAAAGATACTATTGCTAGTAACATAATAGTTAGATTAGTAAATTCAAGTGGTAGTTTACCATCATAAATAAAAGAATATAGATGCCATTATTTAGTTCGAAATTACAATTAACCAACGCAGCAAGCAGCTCAGGAACTGCTTTAGCTGATATTCAATTTGTACGCGGTGCTTTCCATAGTATAGAAAGTAGTAGTCATTTGGTAAATATACCAGTTGACCGAATTGCTGATAATCAAATTGTTTGGGTTGATGATGCTTCTACTACATATAAAGCAACTTTTATTGTAGCTGATTACATCAGTATTTTTGCTGACTCAGCTTCTTGGGCACCATTTACTGGATTCGGTTCCGGTGGTGGAGGAGGAGATGTTTCTGCTTTAAATACATTTACTAGTTCAATTCAAGGACAAGTAGATGCTTTAATAACAGCAACTTCTTCTTATGCTACAGGTTCACATGCTAGTCTGGTAGCATTAAATGCTTTTACCTAGTATATTAACACGTTTACTTCTTCTATTCAAACGGAAGTAGACTCTTTAACAGCTGTAACTGGATCATATGCTACAACTGGATCTAACACGTTTATAGGGAATCAATCTATAGATGGATTAATAATTTTAACAACACAATCTTCAGAGCCTTCATATATATCGGGAGGGCTCTATCTCGACAATAATTATAATTTATTTGTAGGGGGGAGTTAATAGTAAACAACGATATTTATAAAAGACGACTAACCAAATATAGACAATAAGCATGGCAACTTGGAAAAAAGTAATAGTATCGGGAAGTAGTATAGCCCAACTTAATAATGACGCAAATTTAATATACTCAAATAGTGCTGCTGTAAAACTATCGGGATCTTTTTCAGGCTCTTATTCAGGAGATGGATCAG